TTTTTGCATATTTCTTTAATACAGACTTTGAATTTACAACACTTATTTCCTTTTCAGAAGTTTTATGTCTTAAATTCGCATGGGATTGTTTACCTTTTTTTGCAGGACCCATACCACCAGCACCTTCTTTAACTGTAGCATCATCAATTTCAGTTTTCACATCATCCACACCAGTTAGTTTATACCCAAGAACCTCTGATTGTTTTCTTCTCTTACCATCAAATGATTTTCTTTTATGTTCTGGATAAGAACCAGCGAAATCTTCATCGATGATTTTTCTTATCACTTCTCTCAATTTTTGTTCTTTCTTCAATCTACTTTTCTCCGCCCTACCTCGATTTTTAGATTCGGCTTCAAATCCAGAGATTTTACCACCCTTATGTGATGCATCTTTACCATCACCATTACCGTATGTTCCTTTTTTACGATTGTACTTATTTAATTCTGCTCTATACTTTTTTGACTTCGGTGAAGACTGAAATTTCTTGTATTCATCTTTGTAATCTCTTTTTGCTGCTTCATCTACACTCTCTTCATTTTTCATCAAATCTGCCAATCTTTTCAAAGTATCTCTATCCTTTTTAGAAATCATTTTTAATTTTTTATCATTTGCAATCTTTTTTAATGATTTACCATATGACTTAGATGATTCATCCATAAATTGACCTTCTGCATCGGGACAATCTGGATCTTGTAATCCTTCTTTCTTCACTGTCTGTTTCTTCTCCCACTCACCATGTGAAGTGTTTGGATGTGCCTGGTCACATGATTTACCAGAGTGTTTATGTCCATTATGACCTTCAGACTGAAGTTCTTCTTCATCATCAGGTCAGTTTTCATTCTTTTTCTTCTTTTCCCACTTCTTTGCCATTTCTGGCTCATTAGAGTGCATCCATTTCCTTTGTTTTTCGGACTTGAATGGCATTTTAGAGTTTTCCTCTTATCCAAGATTTCATTAATTCATAAAACGGAGTAACTTGTTTCTTCCATTGTTTTTCAAATATTTTTTGGTCTGTTTTTTCACCAGTCTTCTTTGTTGTATATCTTCCAAGTTCATCTATAGCTTTTTGAAATTGCATATATGCCTTTTCAGCTTTACTAAAAACTTTATCCCACTCATAAGCAGGACCTTCATTCATTTCTTCTTTTTCAAATTCTGTAAGTCCTTGATCCATTGGTTTAAACCATCTTTTAGGACCTGTATCTACTTCTGACCATTCATTTAATGGTCCAAATTCTTTTGTAAGTTTTTCAGTAACAGATGGTTTAGATGGTTTTGGAGAAACCACTTTTTTTGCTTTTTTCTTTGGAAATCCTAACATATCTCTATATCTCATCTTACTTATCTCCCTCAAGATGATTTACTAATTTTAGTATATCTTTATAATATAATTTCCACCTAATTTCATCAGATGGATATTCTTTAACTTGCCATTGTTTTAGTATCTGTTTTAATCTATCTTTTACTTGATTAATATCAGGTTCAAATGGTGTATCTGGAATATCAATTTTTAATTTTTGTGGTTCGGGTGGTTTGTCTTCACCACCACCAGCTGGAGGAGGATCAGCTTCATGTAATCTACGATGAACAAACTTTTCTCGTAACATATCAGTCTGACCCTTTATCAAATCTTTCATTTTAATCACCATTATTCTCCTCTGAATATATCATTGATTATAGATTCAATTTTACAATCATGTGTACACATACCTTTTCTTGTACCTACACCATCATTTACACTTTCATTCATTCTACCGGGTGACATAAAAGCACCTTGTGTTGATGGGTTTGATACAAAATCAAATGCTATAAGTTCAAAATCTGGTTGAACAGCTACAGTTGGTGCTTGTTCTTCATCACCACCACTACTCGGTACTGTGTCTGTATATCCATCACCCTCAGCTTCAGTTATTTCTTCAACTGAACCTAAACCACGAGATGAAATACCAAGTTTAATACCACTCTTAAATAATTCTTTAAGTATGTTTCCGGCAGGTGTTCCTAATACTTCAACTGTACCTACTAAATCTTTACCATTCCAATGCATTTCTAAAACATTATGAGATACATTATTGAGATTTACAACTGAACTATCTGGATGGTCAAGTTCACCAAGAGCTCTTCTTTCTTTAACTTGAACTTTAGCATAATTTTCAGCTTCTCTCATCAAAGTATCATGTGGATATACTCTACCATTTTGATTTTTAGCATCTGCCCGTTGTAACACACCATTAACAATTAACTTACCATTTTTTGCCAATGATTCGTTAATCTGTTGTGGTGTTACTTCAAAAGGTATGTAATCTACTAATAATTGTTTTGACATTTTATTGTTCTCCTTATCCTCTACCCTGTCCGTCTAATCCACCTTTATATACAAATACTATTTTATCTTTATCAGCAGCACTTCCACTCCACGCTAATGGATGAATATCTAATCTATCTCCAGCGTTTAAAGCAGCATCACCACCCCAAGTTTGATAAGATGTTGATGCGGTTAAATGTGTATGTGCACCGGCCTCTTTTGATGCAAATGATGCAGATGATCCAAAAAAGAATGCCGCGGTTTTAGTAAAATCATCAGCAACTAAAACATAATTTGGTGTTTTGGACATTGAATGTGGAGTAGTAGTTTGACTCCTATCGTAATAATTATCAGGTGGAGGTCCTGGAACTTGTTTCTTTGAATTATTTGGGTCTTGTATATAATTTGGCATTTTAAATATCTCCTATTTCCAACTGTTTCGTTTAATCCAAATGTCTCTATAAACATCTCCGATTACATCACGAATTAATTTTCTAATTATTGCTATATCTTTTCCTTCTAAAGCTTCACCAATTTTCTTTCTATGACTATTTGGTTTACTTCTATAATCTTTTTTCTTTTTCTCACCATCTGGATCAAAAGCCATTGGTGTCATATATGAACCACCTACTGAAGCAGTTGTATTAAATTCATCTAACTCTTCTTCATCTAAAAGTTCTTCAACTAAAGATTCGAGTAAATCATTAAATGACTTTTTTGTTTTTATTTCCACTTTTCTTCAATTCCTTTAATAGTTCCATATATCTCATTGTTTGAACAACTACATTATCTTTAACTAATTTAGATTTTTTAACACCACAAAATTTATCTATGGAGTTAATTGCTTCTGCTAATTTAATCTGAACAACTTTATCTGTTAATTTATTAGAATGTTGTTTTAATTCTTTCTTAATAGCAGGTACAACTTTTTCAATATATTCCTTTAATGAATTAACATTAGAAACATTATTAATGTATGCTCTTAATAATGATTTCTGTGGATAATTTAAATTGGAATGTTTTGCGTTGAATTTTTCGAGCAGTGTTTGATAAGTTATAATTCTTAAATCTTCATCTTTCGGAAGAGCTACGCTTAATGAAGATTCTATATTAGTTTTATTACTTGTTGTTACGTGTTCAACTAAATTAAAATGTGATTCAGTTTTTTCAATTGGAGATATATTATTATATTCAAATAATTTATATATAGATGCGTATGCGGAATAATTTCTTACTTTTGACGAAAGAAAGTTTTGTAAATCATATGTATTTTTTATTTCCCTTATAAGATTAAATTTTTCTCTTTTGAGGACGGAGTTATTTAACTTCTTTCGTTCACTTATAACTTCGTTAATAAAGTAATCAGCCTTCTTATCAGAATTAAACTTTTTATTTATTATAATATTATAAAGAGCTAGTTCCTTACCTAACTCCGTTCTCTCATTAAACCTTTGTTTAATCATATGTGCTGCCTTTGAGCTGTTTCTCTTATTCAATACATCCGATGTAATCTGTCTAAGTAAAAATTCAAACAATAGACCAGTATTACGGACCTTTGAATGCTTTAACTTACGGTTTCGCATACGAAGTTCTCCGTTCTATTAGTAATATATAATTATTCATATATAAATATAAAATTTTTGAGTTTTGTATATGTTTATTCATCATTTAGTATGTTTTCTTCACTTAAAATACTCTTATCTGTAGTATCTTTACCAAATTTTTTCTTTAATTGTTTTAGTAATCCTTCACGAGCTACGAGGGTTGAACCCTTTGATGTGGCAAGTGGAGATTTACCTTTGAACTCTCTCTTACCTTGTCGTTCTCTGTGGTAGGCAGTTGCATCTTTTAAATCTTTTGAGGTTGCGCCATTTGGATTAACAGGTTTTTTGAACCTACCCTTTTCACTACCACCCCAATCTGATTCACCAAATTGGAATGTATCCGAGCCAGCATCTGTTGAAGCCATATCTTTCTCACCAGTAACGGCTGGATCGTTTCCTTCAACAGCAATCTGTTCAAATCTAAATTGTTGTTTGAGGTCTTCTATGATTTGATCAAATACATCTTTCTTTGTACCTTCATTCATTTCAAATATATTATCATAAATCCATTCACGGGAAAATAGTTTATTTTCTAATAAAGTACCAGCTATCTCTACTTGTTGTGTAAGTAACTCTAATTTCTCTTGTTCGTGAATCATAGATGGATTTGTTAATTCTAAATCAAAATTAATAAGTTCGGCATCTTCAAATCCTTGTGTATATAGATGAACAATAGCAATCTTTTCAAGTTCAGCAACTATTATCTTTTGAAGTCTTTCTATTGTTCTTGAAAATCTAACATCTTCAGCAGCAAGAGTAGCTTTACTACCAACACCCTCTTCATATCCAAGAAATGCCTTTGGTATCTTTAAAGCTGCCATCATTTTGTTTCGTAGATATTCAATATCATCAATAGCACCATCATTTGATAAACCCTCTAAAGTTTGTATTTCTGTTCCACTATCACCTCCGCGGACTGGTAAAAAATAATCTTCTGTTACTGATTCGATATTATAACGAAGATTATAATCACCAGTAGATTGATCAATTACTGGAATCTTCTTCATTTTATTAATAATTTGTTGCATGAAGTTCTCAACTTCATTTGGTGGAATGTTTCCAATATCTAATTTGAAAATTCTTTTTTCGGGAGCTCTCATTATACGATGAATCAACATAGCATCTTCCATAAGTTGTAATTGTTTCCATACTTTACGAGCACCTTCTAGCGAAGATTTACCATATGGAAGAAAATTAGCATCACTCATTAATCTGAAGTGAGCTATCTCATAATTTTCATAAAGTTCTTGTGGATCTGCAAAAGGAATTGTATTCTTGTTATCTTCTGGTTGAATCTCAAACTGAACTAACTTAGGTTGTTCTGGATCATGATCTTCTAATCTAAAAACTTCATATACTGATAAAGGTCTAATATTTACGATACCCATTTTATCTATTATCTCTAAATAAAGAAAATGATCTCCATATTTAGTTAAATTACGAAGCCACGGCCATAAATTAAACTCTATATTCATTATATCATAAAATAAGTTATGTAGAATTTTTGCAACTTTTGGATTATCACTTTTTATCTTTAAAATTTCATTTTCTATATTATCGACCGTTGATTCATCCGAATAGATATCAAGAGCCGATGATATAATTGGATCTTCATCCATTAACTCATAATCTCTAAATAATTCTTTTCTTTGGACATCAAATGCATTTTTAGCATTCTGTTTAGCAGCATACCGAGCACCAAAAGTATTACTACCACCCATTAACCTTTGATACCTATCAATAAAGTTAGATGTTAAACCCTGTTGTTGAAAATTAACATCTTTAATTTTTAATTGACCAGTTGGTGTTTTCCTTACTACTATTTGATTCTGAAATAGTTTTCCTAATCTTGTTAGTATATTTTCTTGTTCTGCCATAATTCCCCCGTTGTTTTTATCCTAATAACCAAGTTAAATCTTCTTTATCCTTACCAACTTCCATCTCAAATGGATTTTTCTGTGGATGACCTGGAGTTCCTTTTTGAAATCCAGCCGATAACTCTTCTTTATTTCCGTTGTTTTCTAACATTGAATTCATCATAGTCCATTGTGTATTAGTTCTATCTTTTTGAATTCTCAATGCTGTATCTCTAATCCATAAAGCTATTGAATAAGACATAACTAAATCATCGTTATATCCTTGCATAGCTTCTGTTCGTGAATTATGATATATATAAACAAATAACTCATCTACAAGTCTATTTGAATATATTTTAACTAATTTTTCTCTTGTATATTCTTCCATTTTAGCAATAATTAATGGTTTTGTTTTCGGTGTTGTTGAAAATCCTGCAACCATCTGTCTATCTTCTGCTCTATACTTATTTGTATTCATTTGATGTTCTGTATCAACATACTTTAAATCTTTTGATTGATAAAATAGGTTTTTATACCCTCTATCTATAATTGTTTGTATTGTAGCCCAACCTACATTGTTGTTTTCTACTACAAGTAATGCGTCATTGTATTTTGTGGCTAAATCTATGAGAAAATGGCCATATTCAGTTGTTCCTAATTGTCCTTTATATTCAGCACATTGTTTCATATCCTCTATTTCAAATACTTGACACGCTGAATAATCTTGACCATCTCCACGAGCCACATCACCAACTACAAGATAACCTTTTGTATAATCTGGTTGTTCCCATATCCAAAGGTTTCTATCAATTCCCTGTTCTTCTATTGGTGCTTTAACCATATTCTCTTTATACCATTGTAAAATCTTTGGATCTACGACAGATTCACCAGAAGTAAGGAAGTCTGTGTCACATTCTTGGGATGCCTTTGAAGGACCTAAAATTTTATCTTGTTCATCTCTCCATTCTTGATCTCTTTCTGGGTGCATACTCCAATGAAGTCTTATTGTATTGAATTCATTTGTTCCATCTTCTGCACCAACCCATTGTTGATGAAACCAATTACCCACACCATTTGGAGTTGAAAGAACAATACAATCACCACCAGTTGCAAGTGTTTGTTGTGCAGCAGTCCATATCTCATCAACTTTTTCAATGAATGCTGCCTCATCAAGTATAAGAAGTGATAGAGCTTCAGAACGACCAGCTGATTCATTAGATGCAATTGCTTTTATCTGTGAACCATTAGTAAATCGTATCGATAGTTTATTTATTTCCTCTGTACCAGTTCTTAACCATTGAGGTAATCCTTCAAACATCACTCTTACCTTTGTAACAAGATTTTTAGCTGTATCTTTACCCGTAGCAATTACAAGAACATTTTTGTCAGCATGAAATAATATCATCCAAAGAGAATAACCTGCAGAAAGAGTAGATATACCCAACTGACGAGATTTTAAAATTATATTATATCTATTTTTATGAAATTGTTTAAGACAATCTTCTTGAAAAGGATATAAATCAAATTTCATCTTACCGCGTTGAGGATGTTGAATAGTGCAATATTTTCTCATAAAATATACTGGGTCATCAGCACATTTAAGATATTCTCGTTTAATTACTTGTTTAAAATCAGTTGCCATTTATTTTAGTTGTCCTATTCCCCAAATTGGTACAATCATAGATACAATACCCATAGAATACCATAGATATTTATTATCGTACCACGCTGGTTTTATCGTTTTTATCATCTCTTCTTGAATTGCTAACTGTTCTTTATAGTTTTCAATAATTCCACTATCAATTTCTGTCTGTTGAATATACACTTGTATCTGTTCATTCAAATTATTGATAATTTTACTATTATTACTATCTTTTTGTTCTAACTCTGTAATATACAATTCAAT